GTGGTAACGCTTGGGTTGCTCTTGCCGTAGAAAGCACAGTAGCACCGAAATTCAGTGCCGCATCACCCAATGAACCAGCGTTAGAGTCAAGAGGATTCAACGTCGCATAGTTATTCGTCGGCGTATCCACCATGCTGTCATACGTCACACCGGCAGTCACGCTGATATTGTTCGTCGTCCAGTAGTTGCCGTTGCCTGAAACATCCTTGCCAAGGCCAACGTTACTACCTGCGGTGAGTGCGGCGTCTTTGAAGTCGAGATGGAATCCGTTGGTGCCGTAGGTTCCGGAATATGCCTTTGGAACCCATACACCACCGGAGTTGGTTTCGCCGAACACGCCAGTAATAGCTCCGTCAACAAAGAACTCATCAGCTTTATAGAGGTCGCAGTAGTTCGCTACGCCAATATGTCGGCCTAAGTTGTGGGCAATCGCTGAATTGATGTGTGAGTTGTAATCCAGCGTTATTGCTGTTGTCACTGTTACCGCTTGACGAACACCATTAACCTTGATGATTGCCCGGTCTGTGGATGTTGCGTTCGCTGAGTCATAAATAAGTTCAACGTCGTACCAAGCAGAGGGATCGCGGAATACGGCAGTGGTTTCAATTCGCCCACTGACTGTGCCATTCACCTGAAACCGGAGAGTGTCCGTGGAATTAAAAAAGAACTGGTCATCATTTACAGCATCGGCAGAAATAAGCGTCTGAACTGCCCCCAGTGTTCCGCGCTTAACAAGGCAACGGTAGTGCCATTTCTTGTTGTTCGTCGGCGCACCAAACGTCCTACTAAAATACGCACTCGCCGCCGCACGAAGGCGAACGGAGTTGGTGATTTCATAACCACCACTACTCCCTATACCAACTGGTAAAACACTCATGTTAATGCCTTGCTAGCAACACAATAAGCATTCGTCCCATTATCTAAATAGCTAATGAGATAGGTGCCAGTTGTGCTGATGGTGGAAAGAAAGCTGCTGTCCACCTTAGTTGTAGCAGCAGCAGTGATGGCATAGTTACTTCCATTCACAAATAGAATGAAACCACTCTGCCCGGATGTATGATTGGTAAAGGTTAATGCACCTCCTGCTGTAGGAGTACAGAAGAAGTTATTAGCTGCATTCTGGTCAAAGGACAAATCATTGTCCGTGGTGATGGTACCGCGCTGAGAGCCTGACCAAGCTTGATCCACATTCAGCTTAGCGGTGTTGGCGTCGTAGGCTTGTACGTCGGTGCCGATAGTTAGGCCTAGCGCAGTTTTAACCGCAGCCGAATCAGCGGGGTCGGACAGAATCGTATAATGCAACCGATTGAGGTCGTTCATCGTGTCTGCGGTTAGCAGGGTTGCGCCGTCGGTATAGGTGGTGTCCGCCATGTTATTGCTCCTGTTTGTTCGCTGTGTTTATTGTTGATGCTCCTGCTACAGCGGAAGGCTTTATTCCTTTGGCAAGATTGTATATCACCGCATCCATTGTCTTGCGTTGCTCCACTGGAAGCCTATTCAGCAGCTTTTCCATTGCTTCAGGGGACCGCATAGCCTGCTCGATTTCTCGGAACATTCCTCTGTTAACTTTCATTTCCCCTTCTTTCATCGCGGCATTTGCAACCATGACGTATCGGTTAAGGAAGTTCGGAATGTGCCTTGTGAACTCCTTGCTTCTGAGAATTTCATTGACAGCGGATTCTGCCGGTTTGCTGGTGAGTAGTTCTGCGTTTCGTTGTGTGCGGGCTACCTCATCAGCAACACCAGAAGCCTTGCCAAACCGACGATCCCCAAGTGCCTGCTTGATGCTGTCCCAATCGCCATACTTAGCTACAAGATCAGGATTGTCGCCGCGCATAACCTTCAAGAATTCAGATGGGCTATCTTTTTGCAAAGCGCGAAGTTTGTCAGCGAGTTCGAGAGATGCTCGGTACTCAAGCTTCTTCGAGTACGGCTTGAAATACCTATCAACAATCTCAGGGCCAAGTTGCTTGTCAATTAACTTTTTGACACTTGCAAGCGCTGCGGCAGCATCTGTTTTTGACAGTTTATCGGTAGCAAGCAAATCACCAATGATCTGATTCACACCGAGCTTGCGGACTTCTGCGATAGCTACAGGATCATCTCCAGCACGTTGCAGGGCTTTTGATACCGCATTCATTACGGTTTCTTCTGCTGGATTCACTGTTCTTGCAGCGGCAGCGGCAACAGCATCCCTTACCGGAGCAGCAGTGAATGAAGATGGTAATGCTGAAATCTGTGCGCGGAGGGCGTCTGCTTCTGTGCGGGCTTTAGATGCTACACCGCCGAGTTCATCGGCTGCACTAGATGCTTGTGCGACACGCGCTGCATAGTCGGCCTGCGATCCTCGTCCAGCAAACGGCGCATCGGACATTTGTGCCGCAGATGGAGTACCGGCAGGACTAACAGGCATCGAGGTTTCACGCGGGAAGTTTCCTTCAGGAAGCGCATTGACTACCTGCCGTTCAGTTGCACGACTTCCTTGCCTAAGCACTCCCTGCTGCGCCGCCTCAGTCGCCATGCGACCTTGATTCTGTAGCGAGGACACATACATCGCTTCCTTCTGCGACAGTAACGGAAGAATCTCGTCAATCGTCTTTCCTGTCTGACGCATCTTCCCGAGTATCGAATCTCTGATTGGGACAAGCTCAGCAGCAGACATTTTCGAGAACAGGTCGCGGGAAATAGCCGCATTCTCTGCCGTCGACCCTTTAGCCATAGACGACATGGTGGCATCCCGTACCGCCGCCTGAGAGTCTTCAATCATCTGCCGTTCAGCCGCCGCCGCTATCGGGTCTTTCGCGTGCCGAACCTCTGCCTTCGCAATATCGCCAAGCCTAGCAATGTTCGCATCATCCAACGAAGCCAATGCCTGCTCCGTGGTGACGTTTGTACCTTTGGCCGACGTAATCAGCCTCTTTGCCTCATCAAGATTCTGCGGGCCAATGATCTTTGTTACAGCATCTTGAGCGCGATTCGCGGCCCCCATGCCGTAAAGCTTCGACACTCCCTTGAGTGCAGCACCACCAGCACCAGATGCAGCGCCTTCAATTGCCCCCGCCTGAATTCTTTCTCCCGGAGTACCTGGCTCATACGCAGCACCCAGAGTGCCAGCAGCAACCATTCCGGGAATGATAGCGGGGCCAGCAGCCATTGCGGGGGCATACTTGGCTACATCACCAACGAAGGCACCTACAGGGGCTTCCTTGGCGTATCTTGTGGCCTCGTTGAGTACGCGCTTGTCAGGTTGATATTGTTCTCCACCCGTAACCATTCTCGACAATCTGGCGATTTCTGAATCAGACAGTAAAGCCCGAATCCCTTCCCATCCCTTCGAGAGTTGAGCGCCGGCTGCACGAGCATTCCGTTCAGGCCATGACATCTTGCTCATGGCCTCGCCGAGCACGTCGGCCTTCATTTCAGCGCCGGGAGAGCGACCGCCATCAGGATTATCGAACGGATCAACAATCCTAGCCCGTGGTTGTACCGAATCGAACGGGTCAATGATTCCAGTCATTATTTCATCCCACCATATTTCTTGTAGTAGAACTGCTGAAGTTTGGCACCAGAAACACCCGGATTTGCGGCGCGGGCTTTTGACATGAATTCTTCCATCGAAGGTTTTGCTTGAGAAGTCGGCGCTGGTGATACGGCGGTTTTCCCGCTTCCAAAGAGTTCTTCGATCTTATCTAATGCTCTCCGATTAGCAGCAACGTCTAATGTAGGATCGGTCGCCGTTGCAAGATACAACTTCAACTCAACATTGGAGTCCATCTGTTTTGCAGACATTCCCGTTGCCTTCATAATCGCCTGTAGCAGCATTGGTCTTTGCTGTGCGATTGTGTTTCTATTCGACTGATTTTTTGTTCCAAACAAGCGTCCAGTAGCTTGCCCGATTCCACTTGATGCTATTCCAGCACCAATATTCCCTATAGACCCTTCATTTGGGTTTGTGATTCCACCGCCAGCAGAGAGTTGATCGTATTGATCTCGCAAACTCGCAACCACGCTATCTACAGTCCCGCCTCCCTCAAGTTGCTTCTGTGTCTTTTGGTCAGCCGGACCACCTGGAATTTGTTCCAAGTCTCCTGTTTTTGTGAACCTATACCCAGATGGCGGCTTTCCAGCGCCACCATCCATGCTGATCCGAGTTCCACCACGAGAAGCCTTCATAGCTTCAAAGTCTTTGTATGCAGCGTCAATGGTTGTTTTCCCATCATCACCGCGATTGACGTACCACGGAAGCTTTTCAGTCTTCGGATTGGTGAAAAGTGGAAGTCCGGTTTTCCGGTCAATCGCAGTTGCGCCCTCGCTGACTACAAGAGGGTCTTGCGGCTTCATCTTTTCCATGATGTACGGAAGTGCAGCAGGTCCCATAGCTCGAACCATCGCCTGTACTTGCGGGTCTTTCTGCGAAGCAGCCCATTCACCAAGTGCCTGCTCTTGTCGAAGCTTCTTCTGTTGTTCTATGTCCTGCATCTGCATTGTCTTTTGCTGATTCTGCATCTGCATCAACTGCGACAGCTTCATCAGGCCCTGATTTTCTTGGGCGCGATTCATCTGATCCTGCTCGTTGTACCCCGCAAGGAACGGGACTCTATCGAGAACGCCCATGATTACACCCCGCCCCTCATTGCCTTCGCCCACTCCGCCATCGTCTGCGCCTGCGTCTGTGGCGGATTGAAGATGTTGTTTGCTCCAGCACCCACTGCGTTCCATGCGTTTGCGCCTGAGTTGATAGCATTCGTACTCGCTTGCGGAGCCGCTTGGTTATAGCTCGATAGGCCACCGAATCCTGCAAGCCTGTCCTTCTCCTGACCGAGCTTTCCGAACAGTTGATCGCTGGCGTAGGATTGCCCCTGTTGCAGCGCATTCCCGCTACCGAACGGATTGCCCTGCGTGGACAGCGACCGCATCAGGGATTGAGTCCCCTGATCGACCGGAACACGCACCTCCGGGCTTGAAAGGAACGAGGTAGGGTCTTTGTATAGATCGGAGAGCTTTTGCCTGTAGGGAGCGCCATAACCCTCGTAGCGTTGAGCTTGCTGCTCAAGTGCGTTGGTTTGCTGGTTGGATGCGTAGGCCCCCAGACCGGCTGCGCCGAGGGAGCCTAGCGTCTTCATCCAGTCTGTTCCACCGGATGAAGACCCGCCAAACAGGTTTTTAATCGCAGACGATCCATCTGAAGACAACCATGATGTATCACCGTTTTTAAGTGAGTTCATGGCGCTTTCAAGCCAAGAGGTACTGCCAAGGGTATCCATTCCAGGGATGCCCTCTGCTCCGCCCGGAATCAGGTTAGCGTATTCGCCACCCGGCCCGGTTGCTTGAAGAAACGCGTCAACATCAAGATTCCCTGCTGCATCGAGCCAATCAAACATACCGCCTCCTGTACTTCCTGCGGAGCTTAACGCTCCAGCACCAGCCGCGCCCATCCCGCCAAGCGCAGCAGCATCTAATCCCAATGATGCAAGCGTTGTCCCTGACAAGCCACTTCCTAAAGCCCCTGCCATTCCAGCAGTAGTCCCATACCCGCCAAGTCCAGCTAGATTCACTCCCATTGTTCCAGAGCCAAGGGAGCCTAAAGTAGCGGCCTCTCCTGCACCAGCGAGTGCAGCACCCTCACCTAGCCCGCCCCACAATCCACCCGCTGCACCACCTGAATAGATTGCAGCGGCAAGCATCGCCAACTGTCCAATGTCCATTCCGCCAAACAACCCGCCAGAATCATCTCTAGCAGACTGCGCCGCAGGAGATTGCTCTTGGTTGAATTGCTGCCCAGCGGCTAGGTACTGCTGTGGAACATACGAACTCAAGCCAAATTGCTGCAATGCCCCTGACTGTTGCGGATCAAATGAATTGTCAAACAGGTTCTGACTTCCGCCCCACCGTCCAGACTGTCCGAATGAATCCATTCCAAGCAAAGGATTCGCCATGAATGCCTGTTGCTCTGGATTCAGCGTTCCACCCGCTCTGGCATAGGCAACGAGCTTGTCGACTTCAGGACTATTAGCTGCGGTAGTCACATATCCAGCAGATTCTGAATGTTCAGGGGTTCCAGAAACAGACCATGATCCATCCGCGTTCTTGAGTTCGATTTGACCGTTGTTGAATCGCGCCCAGTCCTGATTGTCGTATGTCCAAGCCATAGCGAATGTCCTTATATTTCAAAGCTGCCGCAAAGCAGGAACGTATTTCCGCTCGCCACTTGTGCTGGCAAATAACACCGCGAAGTAGCTACATCAATGTGGCATGTTCCAACGGCCACATTGGTCGTATCATTCGACATCACGCACATTCCAGCCAGCCCCTTTGCAGCAACAGGCAACGTCAGGTAATCCGTGCCGGCCACCGAAGCAATCGAGGTCGCAGCGGAGAACGAAACCTGGAACTGTAGCGACCGCCCGACAACGCGATACCGCCCCGTATAGGTCGTTGCGCCAACCACTGTCAGCGACCCGAATACCGGAGTAAACGAAAGCCACGTATCCTGACCCGTCAGATCACGATAAGCGAAACTCGTCTGGTCGGTGTTAGGAATTTCCAATTGTTGCCACTCCTTCAAGATTCCTGATTCTCATAGCGGTATCTGCCGAATGATTCAGTATCCATGCCCTACGACGCGAAGAGCCAAGCCTACGAGCAACCGGCAAATTGTCTGCTAGATCGAGATTACCCCACACAACCGTAGTATTGTAGTCGTCGTCAGAGTAAGCAATTTCAATCGGAGAAGTGACTGATTGAATGTCAGCGATAACTGCAAGCGACTCCCACGCTTTCCTGTTCCGCGTTCCAAGGTCATTCGAGTCAAGCTGAATCGTTGCGGTATAGCTTGCGCCCGCATCGGAATACACCAGCGATGCCGGATTCATGGAATACACAATTCCACCAGTCAGCGTGTTCGATATGCAGTAATTCACCAGCGTACCGCCAATTGAGTTACCCACAATTTTGTACCAAGGCGCTGTCGATGAAGTCCATTCCGACCACTGCTTTTCTTCGATGCAATAGACTAAGGCAACCGTTGATGCCTTCACCAAGACAAACGATCTTCCATAGAACCTGATAGTCGTCAGTGTCAGATTGGTTGTTCCGGCAAGAATCAGGATCGCATCAATCTCAGGCGTTGAAATCCGTGAGATTCCATCGGCGTACTGGAATATAGACAACCCACCTTGCGGGCTTGAGCCACACCAGAATGTAGTGTCAGCAATCTGTGCAATCGCATCGGCAGAAATACATCCAACCTTCTGCGTCATAGAGGCATTCTTGGCGAATGGGAACGGTGTTTGACCGGCGTTGTAAAAAAACTCCACCGAGCCAGTCCCGAAACACATTATGAAGTTCCGATGTCGTACCGCGCCAATTCCCTTATCTGGATATGAATTCGCAGAACCAAAGGATGTCGCCGTCCACGCGGTCACTGAATTCAGATCGGATGCCCACAGTTTTCCAGTGGTATCCATGATGCAGGCGTAACCATCAATATGCGCGAATGTCCCGGCCAGTGTCAGCGAGGCATTCCCCGGAAAGTCTGCATCGGTAATCTTGGTAGCAACGCCAGTCGGAACGTCGTAGTACCATCCCGTGTTGTCCGTGCTACTGATCGTCAGCGTAGGAACAGCGGAAACGAATGTCTCTGTGATGCCAGTAGCTTTCCCGGTGATTGCTCCAAGTGACGTTGTTCCGTTATACAGCGTGCTGTTGGTTGCGCCGAAAGCGGAAACAATGTGATCCCCGGTTGTCAGCCCCGTCCATATCAAAATCGCGTTTCCAATCGCCGCCGCGCCAGTTGTTATCGAGGTAGCGAATCCGGGCCTTTTAACGCAATAGACTTCCTGTTTTCCAGTGACCGGATCAACAATGGTTTCGCTGTAGCAGTTGATAAACCGCTGATCTTTCGTTGAGCTATCGGTCGTTTTTCCGACAATCATTACACCGACAATCCCCATGCCAACATATCCCGAAACAGAATTCAGGATGTTGGTAGCCGAGATTCGCTTGTTACGCGAACCAGCTACAGGGACTCGATAGGCTTTGCGCATTATGTGTCCGTCAAGATATTTGATCGCTGCCCTGCAAAGAATCTACCCATCGGGGAGTAATTCAAGATTGGCCGATGATTTGCGCGTTGAATTGCCGCCAGAGAGTCTTGCGCGATCTTCCGTACATCATTGCTAGGAGGCAGGCCAAACTCCGTGCCAGCCCATTCAATAGCGAGATTGTACGTTATTGCACGTTCATAACCGGGCGGCAGAGAAATCGTTGTCGATAGCGCAGCCAAATTTGAAACAACCTGCCACGTAACGATATGGAGCGAACTGACTGCACTCGGGACAGGATAGACAATCAGCGTTCCGGTTGGAAGCGTCGGTTCGTAGTACGCACGATCAGGGTACGTCGCCGTATCGGTCTTGATCGGAATCGCAAACCACTGTTCTGCTGTCAGCAGATCAACCGGGTAATCTATGCCGGATACGCGAACGAAGCATTCCTCGATCTTGTGTGGGCGTGGAGTGAGTGCGAAGTTTGCCGTTGGCCCCACGGTGTAGGAACTCGTCGCGGCTACCAGAGAGTACGCGGTATCGACAAAGGCATACACGTCCAACTTGTCGATCTGCCACGACTCCAGCATGGCATTGAGTGCAATCAGGCCATCTGCCGATTCATCGGCGGTACAGGACTCGCCGGAACTTACGCCGCCTACGAGTCGGGCGGCTCGGTCAATCAGTGTTTGGGACGTTGCCATGATCGTTCATCTCAAATCTCTTCTGCGATTTTGGGAGGGCGACCAGGGCGACGTTTCGTGTCCTGTAGGGGTTGCGGTGCTACTTCGGGAAGTGTAACAGTTTCGCGCTTTGCGTCAAGTAGCTTTTGCCTGATCGGTTCTCCATCAACCCATCCCTTTGGATGTTCTCCATCGGGGAAGATGGCAAACCCACCAAGTTCCGAATACATCAGTTTTGACATGCGAATCTCCAAGAAAAACCCCGGACCGAAGTCCGGGGCTGTGCGGCAGATTACGAGGTTGCGAACGGATCAATCAGAGTACCAGCGCCGTGCAGAACGCCGTGGATTGCCCACTGAGTTGCAGAAATCGCAGTCAGAGTGAACCTATCCCCAAGCAAGCCACCAGAGGTTGAACCATTCTCACTGATTGCCACATGGGTCGTGCCGTTTGCTTCAAAGTAGTCACCAGACGTAGCGATAGTTACGTCGCCCATGATGACACCGCCAACAATGAATTGCGAGGCGATAGTCTTGGTGATTACCTTGTAGGCGTTCGACGTAACCGCAACGGTCGCAAGGAATTCAAACTGCATCCCTGCTACCGGAGTCGGCAGGGTGTAGACAACACCCGCCGCACGGTCCATCAAACACAGCGCACCAGATTCTGCCGCAGTCAGTTGCCGGGTTGCCCCGACACCGCTGATGACTTGGCGATGCGCGCCTTTTTGAATGGTGCCTTCCGGCCCCGCGTATCCAACTTGTTCAAGAGACATGATGATTTCCTTTCAGGAATGAGTGGATTAGGCGTTAGCCGAACCGATGATGCGGGAGGCCCATGCCGGACGGAGTGCAGCCATTCCGTAGAGAATATCCACGCGCAGCAACAGTTCGTCATTGCGAATATCCGAACCCATCCAGCAGCGCAGACTCAGGCCATCCTTGTTGACTCGAACGCATTTCTGCGCGTCGTCCAGGATCGGCAGGTCGGCAGTCACGAACTGGAAAGCCTCTTTGTGATACATGAGGTTCTGAACGTAGCTGGTCGAAGCGTTGCCGACAAACACCGGAACGATACCCGTACCATCGAAGCTCGCCGTGGTCAATTGTGCGCCAGCAGCGGAACACAGGTTTTGACGGGGGCCAGTCAGGTAGATAGTTGGCGACACGGTTTGAATCGTGGTCGTTCCAGCGGTCACAACGAACTGTTGGAGAACGCCGAGCGATGCCTTGGTTTCCGGGTGGCAGGCATAAATGCCGGGGATGGTGAATACCGCGCCGGTAGCCGGAGCCGCAGCGAGGGAGGCCATCGTCATCACGTTACCACCATCAACCACGGCAGCAGCAGCAGCCATCGTGCAGGTCACGTCGGAACCGTTGGTGAGAGTCCACATGCGGTCGTTTTCGTACCAGTCGGCCATTGCGGTGCGGCCAATCATGCCTTCGCGGTACTGTTCCTTGATCTGAGTCGAGTCTTGGAACAGACCCTTCAAACCATTGACCATGCCGCCCATCGTCACGGAGTCGCACTGAATGAAGCGACTGCCGTCCTTCGGAGCCAGACCTTGATTCAGTTTGGCGCGAGCGCCGCCGACAGCAACGAGGTCGGTCAAGGCAGTACCAGCAGTGCCGGCGACGTTGTAGGTCGCTTTGGTCGCGTAGGCCAAGAAGTCGGCTTCGATACCGGATACCAGCGAAGAAATCGCCGGCTGGATATACTTGCGCGACAGTTCATCGAAAGCTCCATCCGAATCAACCGACTGGATCAGTTCGGCGGAGTTGAAGCGCATATCTACGCCGTCCTGCGTTGCGACAGTGATGGTTTGCGAGGCTTCGGCCTGGTCTTGCACGGCCATGACGCGGGAACCCTGACGGCGGGTGTACATGTTCGGGGACTTGACGCGCAGGGTTTGACCATGCTGGCCGCGACCCGGATCATAGGTGAAAGACGAATCGTATTGACGATCCACGGTTCCGATGAACTGGGCCTTCTCATGCGCAATGCGCAGAGATTCTTTTGCTACGAGGTCGGTTACAACAAAGACGTTACTCATGGTGAACTCCTAATTTGAGGTTATCGCCGTTTGGCGATTTGAGCCGCCCGTCGCTTGGAAAACTCGTCAAAGTCTTTCACGTCCAGAAGGGACTTGATCGACGTAGCTTTCGAGCCAACCGGCGTAATGGGTGGCGTAGCTTTTGATACTGCTACAGGCTTCTTGAAGCCTTCCTCAATGAGCGTGAGTGCGCGTACCGCCCCTATGGGCGTCATTCCGGCGATTCGTTCAGCGTCTGCGGGATTGGTGGCTAGGTGGTACGCCAGCTTCGGCCCATTATCGCTTTCCATGATCGCTTGCTGCATGATCTTTGTCATCGGCACATCGGAACTTGCCACAACATCGTGGAAATCCGGTATGTCGGCGGCGGCTACCCGCTTGTTCCAGCCTTCGACGGTTTGATGCTGCGCCGCCTGCGCTTTTTCTGCTGCTTGCCTCTGCTCGTGTTTCGAGAGAGTTTGCGATGCGATGTATTCCGCTTTCGCAGTCACATATTCATCGAAATTGTCGAACTTGTCAATAGTCGGCATTCCAGGGTCTGATGGACGCGCCGGTTCTGCTTTTGCAAGTCGTTCCTCAAGCCGGATGCGTTGCTCGCGCTCTGCCTGCAAATCCTTCTCGTACCTGCGGCGCTGCATGGCCGCGTCACGGTCGAATTTCTTTTGGAGTTCTTCCGCAGTAGGAGGGGCAGGAGGCGTTTCGACGACAGGCGGCGTTTCTGGAGTCTCGGCGGTAGCAGGGACTACGGCGGCAACGGGTGCAACGGGGACGGCGACTACGGCTTCTTCGGACATTTTGGTTTCCTCATGTGAGTGGTGTTACAAATCAAAAAGCAACATTGCGATTTGTGCATCTTCGTACTCCTGTTCCCGCCGTTCATACTCCAGCAGGATCAGTTGTGCATACATTTCTTTCCATGCTTGATGCTTAGAAGCAAGCCTTTCCCGTAACGCTTTCTCTGCTTGTGCTGCCTCAACATCCTTGTTCTGTACTGTCCGTTTTTCAACAGTCTTGGCAACGACCTCGATTACGGCTTCGACAATCTCAGGTTCTACTTTTTCAATATATCTACGAATCGGGCCGTCTATATAGGGGTATTCAGCATTCAATACTTTTGATGTATTGCCGCCTGATGGAACATTATTACGCCACCAAAAATAGTCTAGCAGCATTTAATACTCAACTAAGTGAATAGCCCCATTGACTGATTGCGTAGCGGTAAGACTCAAATACGCCAGAACAATCTCATCCGGTGTATCGTCAATCTGCATCCCCATCCACTGAAGACTATTCCCCACCCCACCAGCGGAAGTACCAGAGGCATTCACATGAGCGGCAGCGATTATCCGCCCAACATTACTAACTGTCTGGTTCGTTGCCGTAGCATCGGACACCTTTCCGTTAGTGTTGTAAGTCAATGCGCTAGACAGCGTGGGGTTGAGCAGCAGCATCAGCAGGCCGACGTCGGTCGTGGGCGTACTCATCGCACAACTGAACCGATCAATCCGCATCGGTATATCACGGTAGGCGGCGAGTTTCTTCACGCCTTTCAATGCGTAGATAGTCCCGATCGCGTTGCACGGCAGTAGTGTCGAATGGTAAAGAATCCGCCCTTCACCCGCTTCGTTAAGACTGCCTTCGGTAGCAACCTGAGAGCAAATGGCCCTCATGCTTCCAGCGCCACGAATCTCGTACCTTACAGGCTTACTTGGCGAGCGGATAAACACATCCGGCGAACTTCCCGCATAGTTGAACGTATGCAACTTGTAGAAGCCACCATCGGGCGACTTCATGTAGACGTTAAGAACCGCTCCGCCCAACCATAGGAAGTCGGAAAGGATTACGGTGAAGTTGTCCCAATTGTAGTTCTTAACTTCTTCGTACCCGTCCCATTCCGTCCAAACTTTCCGTAATACTTCCGTCCCACTACGCATTACAACGAGGTAGTAAGTGTTCGTCGTTCCGTTGCTTTCGATGTACCAACCGTCCTGACTTGCGGTGTGCGGGGAAACGGCAGATGACGAGAAGTACCCAATCCGTTTGGTGCAACCGGAGTCAATGGCAAATGTATCGAAGGTGATTTCAACCTGCTGCGACTTGCCAGAAAAATACGGCATGTACTGCCGGCTCTGGCGAACAAGCCACTCGCCGGAATCGCACACCATGTCGATCTTGCCGTCCGAGAAAGTGGCCGCACCTGTACCGTCCGTATCCCACAGTTGAGCGTCTTCCTCTCGCACTACTTTCCCGTCAAAGAGTGTCGTAAGCAGGGAAATCCGCTGCCGCCCGGAAGCGTCAAACCCAACAGCGTTGCCTGGGTATGTCTCCACCCGTTGTCGCTGAACATTTCCAACAGATGTAGTAATCTCGGTATTGTCGACGTGAACGCTACCATACTCGTCAATCCCTGGGATTCTTACGAATGAATCACTCATTGAAAGGTGTCTCCATCGACTCCATCAGGTAGCTACCATCAGATTGTCGAACTGCGCGACCTGTCTTTGTCATTGCGCCCTTTCCATCGACTTGCACCGGCACCGTAATGTTGATCGGCTGCTGCATCGAAGCAACGGCTTGCAAGATTGACGCAACATCCATCTGCGGCTCGGCAGGCTCGGCGGGTTCGGCAGGCTCCATCTGCTGCGATGCCTGCATTGTTTCATTGACGTGCTGCACGGCTTGCTGTTCCTGCAACTGCAATTCCAAATCGGCAATCTTGTAGTTCAGGTTCAGCGCATCCTGCGCGGCCTTGATTTCTGTCCCTTGAGATTCCAGCGCAGCCTGTTGCGCTTTTAGTCCGGCCTGCTGCGCGGCGACAGTTAGCTTCTGATTCTCTTGCCGCAACTTCTCAATCTCTCCAGAAGCGGCCTGCATCATCTGATCTTTCTGCTGAATGACCTGTTGCGCCTGCATCTTGACCATAGCAACTTCCGGCGACGATTCTTTCTTGGCTTCTTCAGCCGCAATTACAGGAGGCGGCAACAGCAACTTCGAGCGTTCAGCAAACCGCTGCGCTTCCGGCCAGTCCTGCGCTTCCGCAATCAGGTCGCCGTGCGTCTGCCACATTGTCGGATCGGCTTGTGCGAGAGCAAGCATTCCGGCAGCAGAGGCTTGCCGGCTAGTCTGGTAAGACGGCCCCACATCCACCGCAACGTCATAGACGCCGACGCCGAGATTGAATATCTGATTCGGCCCTTGAGAGATAGCAGCCCTAGGAAGCGATGGATCGAGTTGTACTTGCTTCGCTTCGCCATCAATACCCAGGATTCTGACAACTCGGCGAGTATCAATGACCTTCGGCGCAGCAGAAATCAGATACCGGCCAGCGGAACGGATCGCTCTTGCCAAGTTGTCGTGGTAGTGGAAACTCGAAACATCGCCCTTGTGTGCCTGCTCCTGTTCCTGCACTCCGCTGGTGGCGTTGCCCTTCTTGCCGATGGATGCCGAGTACATGCCAAGCGAGGTCTGTACCCCATGCTCGGCCTGCGACATGACTTGCGCAAAGCCGGATGGAACATCGGATGGATTCTGTCTTTGAGGTGGAGGAACCTGTTTGCCATCGAGACTGATCGGGCGATAGTGCTGCACCCGTACTGATCGCGTACCGTCCCACTCATCTTCATACCCTGCGGTTTGCCCTTCAGCGGCAACCCACGGAGCTTCGGGCGATTGCCCGACACGCTCTGCAAATGCAGTCTGCGCGTAGTCGTACAGGAGTTGAGCATCCTTCGACTTGTGGATCATCGACGTGCGAATCACCTTGCCGTCGATGTTGTGGACATTGGCCCACACAGGGAATACAGGGATTCGGTCGCCTGGTTCTTCGCGGGGTTTTTCGAGGTACTCCGCTCCGTTGAATTTCGACCAGTACAGGCACTTTTTCTTGACTTCCCGCGTTGCGATGATCGGCGGGACTTGGATACCCTCTGCTACTGCCGACTGATATTCTTCGTCGTCGCAGATCGTGCCATCTTCAAGCTGGTGGATCGTTTTCGGGACAAGTTTCAGTTCGTACAGTTCGGCAACCCTGATCTTTTCGCCGCACCAGTCGCCGTATTTGCTTCCTTCGCCTTCCCATGAGGTTGTTTCCTTGCCGGGATAGCGTTCCTCGTATTCTTCCTTCGGTATTTCCTCGCAAATCCAGACTTCCTTAGCATCCGATCCATCGACTTCGATATGCTCACCGAAATACACCGTCAGCGGATTGGAAATCGGAGCAAAACGGAAATCCTGATCGAATGTTCCGTCATGGAGATAGTCTTTCAGGATGCGGAAATACCCGAAACCGCCTCCAGTAGCGCATTCGAGCGCCAGGTCATAGCAGGTATCCGCGTTCGAGGCTTCCTGCCAGTGTCGACATAGGCCATCGTAAATCTTCGCGGTTTCGATGTCGGCAAAACTATCCACAGGCCGGACTTTGATCTGTGGGCGGTTCTGCCTTGAGTCGTTGATGACCTGCCGCTGGTATTGGGAGAGTTGATCTATCTCAAGGCACAAGCGTGGATTCGTAATGTCGCTTTCCCGAGATGTTCGGACACCTTCAGGCCAGTGGTCGACGTGCAGGAAGTGCATGTCGTTCTTGTACCGCTTCCGGTCGTCGTTCCACATGTCCGCAACGCGGGTGAATCGCTCTCGGAGAGTAGCAAACTCGTCTTTTGCCTTTGTGTCTTTGGACTTGGATGCCATAGCCGTTACCTATCAATGGTTCGCGGAATCATATTCCATACTGCGCCGATGTCAAGCTACCGCCAACCACGATGCACAACATGCACTTCAGGGCGGATACGGACTTCCTCTTCCTTCGGCCAAACCAGCTTCAAATCCGGTTCCAGCAGACGCGCCAATGAATCGGCCATGTCGTCATGCACCCCGACAGGAAACGGCATGTATTCCTGTTCAATAAACGTATGCACCAGATCAACGGTGACTTTTTCGTAGTTGGTCACATGCAGCGTTTTCGGCAGGTAGAACTTCCCCTGCTCGAATACCGGAATCAACCGGCCAATCCGATCCACCTTACTCGTCTGTCCGCCGACTTCCGTTATGTCGAACCGATACTGCTGCTTTTCCTGCTCGGTATTGATATGCTCGATGTCCGCCATCGCTCCGTACTTTTCATAGCGAACCTGCAACGGCTTCCATTTCCGATGCAGCGCGAACAGGCGTTCCGTCCGTTCCGTCAGCGATAGCCGATCCCTAACAATGTCCAGCGCGTAGTAGTTCCCGTCCGTACCAAGGCCGACAACCCACATTGCCGTGTAGTCGCTGCCTTTTTTCTTTGAGGATGCCGCGTCAATCAGGATGTAGTTGTTTGTCTTTGTCGGTGCCGTCGAATAGTACCGTAGCCACTCACGCTTGAATCCTTTGAGGGAGTCGGCTTTCGGATTCAGCAAAATCTGCGCAGCGAACGTGTGTGGACCCATGTCTCGACGCTTCTCTGCCATCAATTCACGCGACCAGAATACAGGATTCCCTGTTTCTGTTCCGTCATCTGTTCCAGGACGTGTTCTCGAAATCGCAGTTCTCCGATCAATCACCGTCCGGTACGCATCTCCCCAATGCCACCGCGTACCGGCAAATCTGCGTACAAAAGACTCATTCGCCAAGTTGTAACTCTGCTCCAGCGCCTTCATCGTCTTTTCAATCATCTCAGGAGTCGTAACTGAAGCTTCAACAACGATGTCATCGTAGAGCAGTACACGGAAGTGCTTCGAGGTTGGTTGCCCATCAACAAGTCCCCACGCCTCAATAGTCGCTTCCGGTGGATTCGACTTCCGGCGCACGATAATGCCATCATCCTCCGACCACTTCGGACTCTGCCGCGTATCCATTCCCCACAGAATATCCGGGAATGCACGATGCAGCACTTTATTCGACTCAAACTCCCGCATGATCTGCCGCAGGAACGCCTTCGCAATCGGACGCGTATGGCTGAATATCCCGAACGTAATCTCAGGATCATTCAATATGTCCTGTATCGTCAATCCAAAAGTGATTGTCGAACTCTTGAAGTGTCCGCGAGCGCACAGATCAACATGGTTATTTGGTTCCGCCTCAACCTCCCGCACCCGGCCATACACCCACGGATGCAGCATATCCACTCGCCCGCATACCCTCACCAGCAAGTAGAACAAATCCTTCTGGCACAGTTCCCGTATTACCCCGTCCAGACTACCCCGCGCCGCGCCCTCCTTCTCCAACGCATCCCAAAACTTGATTACATCGCCCATCGGCAATGCCCGCATCTTGGTAATGTCGCCGGCGCTTAGCATAAGGTATTCATCGCCTTTGGCATTTCATCTTTGTCGAGAGTTTTCTTAAATCCAACATTCCCAGCGGTATGGAATACCACCACGCCCTCGGGGTTCGTGTACCCCGGAGCAGCGGTGCTTCCTTGCTCGCGCATTGACTCCAGAATCGCTGTCACCATCGCCGTATCGAATTCCCCGTGCCACAGCACCGGAACCAACCAGCAGCACGCCGGCGCTTGTTGCTGAAACTTCACAATACGAGGGTCGCCAGTAATGATCTGCTTTGGCTCTTGGTCTGCCGAACACCACCGCTGCACGTTGAACAAGCTGAACCGCTTTTCCTTGAGTCCGTAGCCGCGATTGATACCGCAACCCCACCACTCTCCGAAGTGCTGACCCGGCCCGAGTTTCATCAGATCATCCCGGTTCTCGTAAGCCCACTTTGCAAATCCGTGGTTGTCCTGTTCCGGAGTAATCCAGCGGGTCCGGCTACCAACAAGGAACTCGCCATTCTCGCCAATGAAAATACAGGCGTTTGTGCCGTCGATCTTCTCGGAAATTATTACGTCACGCGAAAGCCGCGCCATCTTTGGGAATCCTTGAAATTCCATAATCAGACCTCCTCTGCGCTGTAGTCAATAACAACAGGGTACATCCTGGAATTTTTTTGCGCCGCCAAATTTTCAACGACCTCTTTTTCGGATTCTGTAGTCGACTCGTTTGCCTGCATGGGTACAGTCTCCACCACCCGCATCTTCTCCAGCAGCATCGACGCAAATCCTCCCAACGCCTGGTCCATCGTCAACCCCTCCAGCGCCACCACTTGCTTCTGCTCCCCCCACTTCACCCGATTCAGCTTCCCCGCCTTCTTGTCGTAGTGCTCACTCCTCAACCGAGCCAGCGGCACTTCCTCCAACCCGCAATCCCTAACCTCCCTCAACGCCTCATACGCCAATCCGTCCGCGAAGCACCGATCCGCCAACTCCCACTCCGCCATCCTCTCCGGCTTGTCTTCCAACCACTTCCTCAGCACCAACCACGGCATCCCCATACTCAACGCAATGTCCTGCGGATTCTCTCCGATAGCGATCCGCGTCATTACTCGCGCTAACACCCCCTCCTCGCCATCCTCGGCAATCAGGGAGTCCAGCCGCGACCAGCCTTCAGTTTTGGAATTCATTTGTGGATAACTTTAGCAGAAAAATTTGCGAAGGGTAAGAGGGAGGGTTAGCTACAAATAGCACACCCCCGGTAGGACATGGCCTACCCCCTACCCACCCCCCCCCCCTCGATCCTTCCACGCATGCAAAGCTCGAAGCCCCCGCGCTCGCCCAGGTAGCTGCGCCTACAGCATGGCATGGTTAGCATGTATCCATGTAGGTATCCGCCTACCAGGTAGGAGCATTGACCTGGATGCGCGCCAGCTTGCAGGCCGCCGATGCCACTCCGATGCCATAGCGTGCCCAGGGTGCGGCGATTACTGGAGAGGGGATAGAGCGCCTACATGTAGGTCGAACTCGGTACAGCGCCGCCTTGCA